GAAAAAGCTCAGGCAAGCAGTTTGTTAAACAACCGGCAAAAATTGCCGCTAAGACCGCGAGATATAGATGACCACTAGCGGCTCAACCGATTTTAATCTTGAGTTCGTCGATATAGCTGAAGAAGCATTCGAACGAGCTGGGCGCGAGATGCGCTCAGGCTATGACTTGCGTACGGCTCGTCGGTCAATGAATTTAATGACTATTGAATGGGCTAATCGTGGCATTAACATGTGGACGATTGAGCAGGGCTTTAAGAATTTGGTACAAGGCACTGCGACGTACGATTTACCGGACGACACCATTGACTTGCTTGAACACGTTATAAGAACAGGAGCTGGCAATGTTTCTACGCAAGCTGACCTCACACTTACCCGGATTAGTGTCTCCACCTACGCCACAATCCCAAACAAACTTTCTCAAGCACGACCGATACAGATTTACATCAGCCGCAACTCTGGAGCCACGTACCCCGCCACCAGCAGCTATTCTCCATCTGCAACAGCCTACCCCCAATTCACAGTTTGGCCCGTACCTGACCAAGGTACCGAAGCCTCGCCCTATTATCAAGTAGTTTATTGGCGGATGCGCCGAGTGCAAAATGCAGGGGATGGGTTACAAACTCCTGATATGCCATTTAGGTTTCTTCCCTGCATTACCGCAGGATTAGCGTATTACATAGCACAAAAGATTCCTGAAGGGTTAGAGCGGCTTCAGATACTTAAAGCTGCTTATGAAGAGCAATGGGATTTTGCTGCTGGTGAAGATCGTGAAAAAGCGGCTGTACGGTTTGTACCTCGTAGGATGTATTTGGGGAATACTGGGAGCTTCTGATGCCTAATCAGTTTGCCTCGGGTAAATATGCAATTGCCCAGTGCGATAGGTGTAACTTTAGGTATAAGCTAAAGCAGTTAAAGTCATTGGTAATCAAGACTAAGAATGTCAATATTCTCGTCTGTCCTGAATGTTGGGAACCTGATCAGCCGCAGCTCCAGCTTGGTATGTACCCAGTATATGACCCGCAAGCCATACGTAATCCCCGAGTAGATTCAAATTCATACCGGCAAGCAGGTATTAATGGGTTACGAGTTGAGCCTGTGAACGACGACACTAGCATAGATGAACTTGGAACGATTACAATGGGTAGTCGAATTATTCAATGGGGGTGGAACCCCGTAGGTGGAGCAAGATCCTTTGACACAGGGTTAACCCCCAATGATCTTACGCCGCAAGGACTTGTTAATTCAGTAACTGTTTCTTAGGAGTTCATATGGATAAGAAAGACTTAGCCCAAGACAAGAAAATGATTGCTGGTGCAGTGCACAAGCATGAAAAAGCCAAGCACAAAGGTGCACCTCTGACTAAGCTTAAAAAGGGTGGCCCTACAGGTATGGATATGCGGAAAATGGGCCGAAACATGGCTCGCGCACGTAACCAGGGGTAAAGTAATGGCTAAATATAGTCAGAAAGTAAAAGGTAAAGAAGTTGGCCCCGCGTCAACTTATGCCGAACCGCACACCATGCAGGGTAAGAAGATGAAGATTTCCAGTGATCCTGGGTCTGGCCCTGACCATAGCAGTACAAATACGTTAGCTATGAGCGTCGGTGCGTATACTAATAAGTTAGATAAACCCATGAAGACCGATGGCATTAAGATGCGCGGTGCGGGTGCTGCTACTAAAGGCACTATGTGCCGGGGACCGATGGCGTGAACTATACCGAATTAAAGAAAGCGGTTAGAGGGTACGTTGAAAACGACTTCCCGACGATTACTTTCTCTGATTCAGTTACAACGTTCACTTCGGACGAACAGCTTGCTGTATTTGTTAAGCAGGCTGAGCAGCGCATTCTTAATTTTGTTCAACCCCCAATGTTTCGTAAAAGTGTGTTGGGGGTTGTTGCGGCTAGCAATTCTTATTTGTCTTGCCCGGATGACTTTCTTGCTCCGTTTAGCTTAGCAGTTATTGAATCCGAACGACGTTATTTTTTATTAAATAAAGACGTTGAGTTTATTAGAGAGGCTTACCCTGACCCTACGGTGACGGGGCGCCCTAGACACTATGCTATGTTTGGGCCAACTGTTAATGGTAGTACCATAACAACAGAAATGTCGCTTATCTTGGGGCCGACTCCTAATACTGGGTATGACGTAGAGCTGCATTATTTCTATTATCCAGAATCAATTGTTACTGCTGGTACGTCTTGGCTTGGCGATAATTTTGATACGGTGTTGTTGTACGGTACTTTGCAAGAGGCTTATACATTTATTAAAGCTGATCCTGATATGTTGGCTAGGATAGATTCCCAGTACAAGGAATCTCTTGCATTGTTTAAACAGCTTGGTGATGCTAAAGATAGGCGTGATACTTATCGTGATGTGCAAGTACGTTATCCGGTGAGATAGTATGGCAATCTATCAAACCATGTGCACAAGTTTTAAGGCTGAAGTTGCCCAAGGCTTGCATAACTTTACGAGGACTACGGGAGATGTTTTCAAACTCGCCTTGTACGTCGCAACTGCCAATCTCGGAGCGGACACCACCGTTTACACATCCACTGGGGAAGTATCGTCGAGTGGAACTAATTACACGGCTGGCGGCGCTACCCTCACAAACATCACCCCCCTTTCTTCAGGTACTACAGGCTATTGGTCGTTTGACAATATAACGTTTTCTAACGTAACTCTTTCCTGTGCTGGCGCTCTTATATACAATTCTACTAATGGTAATCGTGCAGTTTGTGTTCTTAGTTTTGGGAATACAATAGTAAAATCGAGTTCTGATTTAGTTATTACCTTTCCGCCTATGGGCGCAACCGATTCTGTATTAAGGATTTCATAATGGAATACGCAAAGACAAATGATGTTGTAGCAAGCGGGTTAACTGCCCGCCCCGGATCAGAAGAAGCTGCCCGCGCTATGGGTAAGTTCACGTTTGAGTGCTATGACAAAGATGGCAACCTCAAATGGACAGCAGAATCTAAGAATCTCGTGGTCAACGTCGGTCTTCAATATATGGCAGGCACGGGATTAGATGGTGCAACATCGCGCATCACTTCTTGGTATATTGGTCTGTATGGTGCGGGGGCTTCTAATACGCCAGCAGCTTCAGATACGCTGTCGTCACACGCTGGCTGGACGGAAATTACTCCTTATTCCGGTAATCGCCCTGCTGCTACGTTTGCCGCTGCAACCACAGCTAACCCCTCGGTTGTTACAAACTCGGCAAGTAAGGCTTCATACAGCATCACAAGTTCTGCTACGGTTGGTGGTGCGTTCTTGGCAAGTGCTGCTTCAGGTACTTCGGGTACGCTATTCTCGGCTTCTGACTTCACTGGCGGCGATCGCTCGGTAGTTAACGGCGACACACTGCAAGTAACTTACACCTTCAGCTTGTCTGCATAATGGCTTTTGTCGTCGCGGATCGTGTACAGGAAACTACGACCAGCACTGGCACGGGGACAATAACCCTAGCTGGTGCTGCAACTGGGTTTCAATCGTTTGCTGTTATTGGAAACGGCAATACGACCTTTTACACAATAACTGACGGCACCAACTGGGAAGTTGGTATAGGCACGTACACGTCTTCTGGCACGACGTTATCCAGAGATACCGTTCTATCGTCAAGCAATTCAGGCAGTTTAGTTAACTTTAGTGCTGGCACTAAAAACGTCTTTGTAACTTATCCCGCCGGGCGTTCGGCTTACGGTTTAACTGCTGGTACTGGGGTGACTCTTACCCCCGGCAATGGCACAACGACCATAACAGCTACTGGCGCGTCTCCCGGCGGGTCAAGCGGAGAATTGCAATATAACAACGGCGGCTCGTTTGGTGGGTTAGGTGATTTAACTTGGGATGGGATACAAGGTTTACGGGTTAGAGCTGGGTATTCTGTTAATTATTATAATCTTGCTGATACAAATTACGTTGGTATAAGGGCGTCTTCATCTTTGGCAACAGATTGGGAATTAGTGCTACCGACAACAGAAGGTACAAACGGACAAGTTCTTACAACTAACGGTTCGGGTGTTACTTCTTGGACAACGGTGTCTGGCGGCGGTGGGATGAGTCCTGTTACAGCAGCAATGATTTGGGGATAAAACATGGCAGCACCGAATTTAGTATCGCCAGCTACGATCAACGGCAAGACTGTGACGGTTGATTTAAGTTCAACCTCAGCAACATCCATTCTAAGTAACGCTGCTTCTTCGGGTAAGGTTTTAAAAATCAATTCGCTGTACGTGGCTAACGTAGACGGAACTTCGGCTGCGGAGATCACCATCAATTACTATTCGGCTGCGGCGCTTGGTGGTACGGCTACGCAAATTTGCTCGACGGTTGCTGTTCCTGCTGATGCGACGTTGGTTGTGGTTGATAAAGATGCTTATATTTATTTGGAAGAGAACACATCGTTAGGTGCTACGGCTGGTACGGCTAACGATTTAAAAGTAGTTTGTTCTTACGAAGATATTAGTTAGGAGCAGCCATGCCCAGAGGTAACGGCGGGATTATTGGCCCAGTTAATACGTCATTCTCTGGCGTTTGGTCTTTACTTGAGGCGCAACTACGTCGTAGCGGCAATACGTGGCCCGGCA